AACAACAGTTGCTAAAACAAAGTTACCTGCGCTATCACTCATGTAAGTTGAGCGAGCCTGTGAAACAGTAAATCCTTTAGTATCAAAACTTCCGTCAAATGCACTAGAGCTTAATGTTGCTGTCCAGGAGCCTATTTGAGCACCTCCTGAAGGAGCCCTATAAGTAATATTCGAAATAGTCGCATTATTTACACGAGCATATACAACAGAAATAAGGCAGCCGCTTTCTTCATCATACGTACCAATAGCATTTTCTGGAGCATTTGGGCTAAGGCTACCAGTATTTGTACTTCCATCGAAGGTAATAGAGCCTTCAAAACCAAAAGCGTCTAAATCATTACTATCACTAATGTCTCGAGGAGAGAAAATAGTTGCGTCTTCAGGCTCGATTGCTCTGCTATTATTAAAGTATACAGATGCGCTACCTTCTGTTAGGCCCCATACAGGACCCTCACAGAGCGCTTCAACAATTTGAATTCTTTGAGTTGTGGAGTATCCGTTGCTTCCGCCAACGTTGTTCATGCCTCCAAAATTTAAAAAGTTTTCATTAAATGGAATGTCTTGCATTTTAAGTCTCTCTAATTAGTACACTTGGACAGTTGGGTTGAAAACTATATTAGGAATAGTAGAAGTGCCAAAATTAATTCTTTCAGTTTGCCCAGGAATCTTAGGCATGTCTGGTTGGGTAGGTAAAGGGTAAGTAGGAGTCTGAGCAGGCCCTCCTGGAGGATCGTTTTGAGGATCAGGAGTATCAATGTTATTTCCCGTACCACTTCCTCCAAACCCAGATTCTGAATAGTAAGAGTTCGTGTTTCTTATATCAAAGTCTATTAGTCTGCCCGGTATTCTTAGTCTACCATAAAGTAAAGGCACTGGGTCTCCTTGTAGTATAGATTGCCCAGAGCCTTGAAATAAGTAACTAGTATCTTGCCGAGCATCATCACTATCTGTCGAAGGGTCTGGAGCTAAAAGACCTGCCAGCCCCACACTCATAAGACCCATACCAAATGTAAACAGAGCAGCACCAAAGCCTTGGAAGCCCGGGATTGGCATTATGAATAATCCGGCAATCACAAAAACTGCGCCTATTACTACTTGAACAAACTGTCTTACCTTACCGCCGGAACCTTGAGGCGCGGGGGAAATATACATATCTCCTTCGTTAAAGTTTATTAAAATTTCTTCTTCAGTTGTAATAGGCGTATCTTCTACGTGCATTATAAAGCCTATATCTTTTTCATGGCAGTCTACTAGGTATTGACGCATTTCGGGGCGTTGACATTCTATAGCTCGAAAAACTTCTACAAAAGTATTAACATCTAATGTGAGTACTTTTCCAAATTTTTCCCCGAGTTCGCCATCTAAGTATATTTTACGTTTCATATCTATAGATTCCTATTAAATATTTTATCCAAAAAGGATATAAGTTTTCTCGGCACGATAGCCTATTTGTTGAGTGATGATAAAATACCTCATCCCCTATATAAACTCCGCAATGATTTGCTAATTCTGAATTTATTTGAAAAATTAAAACATCATTTTTCTTTGGGGATCCTTCAACTTTTTTATGGTTCCAGTTAAGTATGTAATCTTCTGTAAAGTAATTTAAGTGTTTTTCGTAAAATCCTTCTTCAAAAGGCTCTCGAGAAGGTATATAAATATTTTCTTGTGCAAGCCAATCTCTTACTGCTTCGAAACAATCTTTTACTCCAAAAACATATTCTCTCCCAATAAGAGGATAAAAGTTTTTTTCGGGCTGTACAATATTTAATTCCATTTCTGGATAAGAGTAAATATGGTAAGGTATTCCTAATGCATTACAACTATTTACGTCTTGAATAGAAGGCTCGTTGCTTTGGTCTATATGGCTATGAACTATAGCCAGTATATCGTACTTTCTTTTTATCTCTAAATATTCTTTATGCGAAATGATAAAGTCTTTATCATTTTCTGCAATATTTGTACAAGGAAACCAAGTTTTTTCTCCTTTTACAACTGCTATCACTCCGCAACCTTCTCTAGGGTATTCTTTTCTAAAGTGCTCTTCTATTTCATAAATCACTTAAATTTTCTAGTTCCGGGGAACCCTCCAAAGGGTAAAGGAATTAGTCGGTTTACAGGGGCCCCGTTACTATCAATTCCTTGAAATCTAACCTTACAAGACTTTAATGTTTTACCACACACATCTATTCTTTTCCAGTATCTACTGCCCTCAACCGGAGGCGCATTTACTCCTGAAGGATTTGCTATTACTTCCCAAATTTTTACAAAACCTGAAGTAGGGTATTTTACTTTTGTTCCCGAACTATATGAATTTTGTGCTGTATAGCCAGAAGTAATACCTGTAATTTCTTCATCGTCTATGTTAAAGAACTTAGGCTGACCACTATTATCTTTAGGGTAAGGACACCCAGATCTTTCATCTTGATTAATAGCTATTCCTTGGTATTTCCAAGGGCAGTATTTTCCTACAATTGTTCTGTTCGGTAGTTTTACTCTCTCTAAGTCAAAGGGAGATATAAGCTCATACGAAATCATTAAACCATTTTCTGCTCTTACTCTTTCCATAATATAAGAAGATTTAGGGAATTCAATAGGAAGCGTGGTACTCCATCCTGAAACATCACTAGCTCTATAGGTATTTTTAAACAAAGTTCTTCTGTATTGTAGTCTTGCTCCTAAAATATCTTCTGGCTTTGCGATATTTTTACTTTCTAATACTTCTTGCCAGGTTTGTTCGTCTTCTAAACCATCTGAGTTATTTTCAATAGATCTACCTAGGCTTATTAAGTTTGCTATTTCAAAAATTGGCCTGTTTGCAGCACCAGAAGAATCAATTTCTATATTTCCTATAGAAGAGGGAAGAGCTATATACTCATTTAAAGACTGTCCGTTTGCAGTCGGAAAATAAATATTACTCGTGCCTTCTGCCAACCCACTAACAAGTCTAACATCAACATCCGTAGAGCCTTGAAGAGTTATTTCAAATAGCTCTATTAAACTGTCGTCTATTGATTGTAGTTGAACTGTATCAATTATATCTGTCATTTTTAAGGCTCGTAAACTCGTCTAAGTTGTATTGAAAGTGAGTTGATAGACTCTTGTCCGTAGGTAACATTATACTCTTCTGCGGTTACTTTTATAGTGGCTCCATTGATTACAATATCAAAGTTTGCGCCACTTTTGTTATCAAAAAAAGCAGCAAGAACTGTTATTTCATTGCTATTTCTATTGTTAAAAGAAACTGAAAAAGTTTCTTCTTTAGGATTAATACCGTTTCGAACTCTTTGTTCGTACCCATCTCCAAAAGTTGCTGTCAGTACTCTGACTTTTGTCTGTCTTTCTATGTTTCTATCAAAAACAAACTCTTTTGTAGTACTATCAGTAGAGTACTCTCCAAAAACCTTTAATATAACACTACTATTTGTAATGTTTGTTAATAAAGAAGTATCCCCAGAAACTTCCTCACGTATGATAGTTAAAGAAAAAGTACTCATTATAGGGCCCCATAAGGACTAAGCATTCCGCCAGCTCTCTTTTGATTTTGAATTTCTGTCTGAACTGCTCTTGCAATGTTCTTTCCAAGCTTTGCTGCTTCTCTTGAATCTTGTTCAGAATTTGTTTCTGCAGTTCCATCACGATTTACAACAACATTTACATTTACATTATTTTGTTGCATACCTGCGGCCCCGCCCATATCTACAGGAATAGACTTACCGTTTGGAAGTGGAACAACAGCTTCGGTTCCGTGAAGTACAGCAGGGTATCCAGCATGTGATCCTTTTGCGATTCCTCCCGTTGAATACATATTAGGACTTGCAACACCTCCTCTACGGAATCCAAAAATATTTCCTGCTGTTTGTAGGTTTGTAGCCATTGTTAATCCAATTATCGCAGTTTGAAGAATGGCAGTAACTATAGCAAGCGCTTTTGCTGCTTTCTCGTTTCCTGTTAATGCGGCAACAGTTGCTAGTCCTGCAGTCACTGCAGAGGCTGTTTGTAGCCCTGCTTGAGTAGTAGCCATCGTATTTTGCTCAGTTGCTTCTGTTTGCTCTTTTACTGCTTTTGTTTCTGGGGGACTGCCTCCTCCTGCAACTACTACGTTTTCTCCGTCTGCTGCTGCTTGTGCGGCTCCACTCGGTAGCGTAGATGTTCCGGACTCTAGGCGCACAAGCAAAGCGCGAGTAGTTCCTAAACCTTTACCGTCTAGTCCTTCTCCAATGCTTGTGAGCGCTCCGGTATCAGTGCCTGTACTTACATCAGGCGTTCCTTCTTTATTTTGTGTTCCAAACAATCTTTCTTTTAGCTTGAATTTTGAAAAAACTTGTCCAATTTTTTCAGTAAGAGGACCAACCAACATATTTTCTACAAGACTCTTTTGAAGGCTTGATACAAAACTTCTACCAATGGATTTAAGAGCCTCTTTTAAATCCATTGTCTTGTCAGTTAAAGAATCAAAAATCGTAGTAAAACTGTCTGTTAAAGCAGTCGAAAAACTCTCTGCTGAATCGTCTAATATTTTAGATATAGGCTGTAGTGCTATGACGGCATTTCGTGCATCTTGTTCTGTTTTCTTTAACCCTAATTCTGCCGCTTGTTTATGTGCAAGAGCTAGTGATAATGCAGCATCCTTTGCTCCCGCATAGTTTATACCTCTAAAGCTTGTTGCTTGGTCTCTTAAAGATTTTTCTAGTGCAGTTCCTGCTCCGTCCCTAACTTTAACTTCTGCTGCTAGAGCTTCTAATCTAAGAGCTTGTGATTCTTTTTGAGCATCTAAAAGCTCATATTCTAAATTAATTGCTGCAACTTTATTGTCGTACTCTGACTGTATTTGAATCTGTTTTTGTGCTCTATTATTTGTTTCTAGCTGTAATTGTTTTTCTGCTTGTGCTCTTTCTTTATCAAAGAAAGGGTTTGCTATCTCTTGGGCAGAAAGATCCATATCAATTCGATCTTTTGCCATTTTTTCTTGAACAGCAAAAATCTGCTTTCGTATATTAAACTCTCTTTGAAGTTCTGCAGAAATTTTTTGACGTGCTTGAATCTCAGTATTAACTTCACTAGCTTTTTTAATTTTTTCTTGCATTACAAGTCTAGCAGCTAAGATGGGATTTAGTTGTGCTTGAAGTTTGTTTCTATCCTGTAGTAGCCCCACCTCGAAGTTAGTAGCTTCTAAGCCCTGTCTTGCATTTTCTAACTGAGCTTCTTCTACATCCGATAACTTACCTTTCTGAGAGAGTTTTTTAGCTTCTAAATTACTTATTAAAGCTTGTTGTACTGCTTGTTTGTTTTGTAAAGGAACTAAGTCTTGTTCAGATTTAACTTGGTCTAAAGCTAAATTTCTAATTTTTTCAGCAGCATTAAGTCCGTTAGTTCTAAACTTAGAAACGTCTTCTAAAATTTGTCTTTGTTTGGTTAATCTTGTATTGTTTTCTTCTGCTACATCAGAGGTTGCTTGCCTTATGTTTCCCAAATATACTTCACGATCTGTAATTTGAGTAAGCTGTTCTTCAGTCTTCTTACGAGCAGCTTCGGCGTCTTCGTTTAACTGATTTCTTCGTGCACCTTGCTCGGCCAGTGCTTGGTTATACTGCTCGAGCGCATCTTGAGATGCTTTTCTATTTGTTACATCATTTTTGTACCCTGTCAGGCCTTCATTACGAAGAACCTTTATAGCTTTGCCTGCTTTATCAAACTCTAATGTAAATCTTTTTGCATCAAAAGTTTCATCAAGAATCTTTTGAGTACGCGCCATTTCTGCATCATCTACAGGAATTGATACGGGCTCAGCTAGTTTACCTCGTAGTGCAGTTGCTTGAATTCCTAAACTTGATAACTCTTCCTCGACTTGAGCAGTTAATTCGCTTGCAAAAGGCTTTTTTATGGTATCTATAAATTTTCGTACTAAAGTATTCGTAGTATCTGTAACGGCAGCCGCTTGCTCGAATGCAGTTTTCACACTGCCCATAGCTCTAGCAACTGCTTCTAAAACTAGAACTTCTCCTTCAGTTAACTTTCTATTTTCAGCCACAGCCTTAGATACTGCATTAAAAGCAGGACTCAGCTTTGCAGCAGCAGTTGCAGTATTAATCATTTCTTCTTGCAGTTGTTTGAAATTTTCAGAGTTTGCTACACGAGGGTCTGTTAATCTATTAACATCTTTGATAATAGTAGACACATCTAAGCTTTGGACTTGCCCTGCTTCGGCCATTATTTGAGTAGTACCTGTTACAGGATTATTAGCTAAAAAGCTTTGACTTCTTAATATTTCTTCATTTAGAGTTTTATACTTTTCTGTTGTTTGCTCTACTTGCTCATTTACTGATTTTTGAGCACTATCTACTCCATTTAAGTAATCTTTGATTGAAGAGACAAATCCTATTAAAATACTTCCTAGAGAAACTAATAAGCTTATCCAACCAAAAGCTGCCATTAGTCCTGCGGCTTTTGCGGACATAGTAGCAAAAAATGAAGAGGCTTGAGCTTTTAGAACACTAAAACTTAATCCTAGCTCTTTTAGTTTTAATTTATTTCCTTGTATTGATCGGTTGAAACTAACTTCTCCGCTTTTTAGTAGTGCTTCTCGCTGAATAAAAGTTTCTCTTAGTATTTTAATTTCTTCTGCGCTAAACTTTCTTAAAATACCTGTTCTTTTCTTTACGCTATTGTTGAGATCTGTTTCTGCTCTGTCTAAAGCCCTTCTTGCGGCCTGTGCTGCTCTTTTGTCGTTTGTACCCCCGGCAATGAACCCTAAAGCCCCTTTTGTGGGAGCTTTACCCCCTGATTGACCTTCAATTAGAGCTTTACCTTTTCCTAGCCCTGCTTGAGTAGCATTGACTTCTATATACTTTTTTCTTGTTAAGTCTAATTCTGCTCTTAACTCTCCCAATTTACCTTTGTTTATATCTATAACTTCTTGGGAATCTTTTTTCCAATGGTGTAAGTTCGGAAGAATACTTCTAGCAATTGAAAGTCCAAATACCCCTAAAAGCCCTACAAGTGCGAATAAATTTTTACTTAAAAAAGTAGCAACAGTAGCAATAGGCTCTGCTATACTTGTAAATATTGTTTTCTTTATATCATCGAATGCTTTTATGAATTGATTTAAAGCAGCAACACTTGGATCTAGCTGTGCTTCAATTAGCCCAAATTTTTCTTCTGCTTGTCCTAACACTTCATTTGCGACAGCTTGACTTCTTTCAAAAGCCGTTAGTTCGCTTGCTGCTTTACCTATGCTTTCAGCATATTTCTCTGTAGCGGGTGCCAAACGTAATATAATACCCAGTTCGTCAAGAACTTCAGGCTCTGCTTTTACAACACCACGTACTAATCTATCAAAAGAGTCTCCTAAATCTCTGCCTAAAGCAATAGAAGCATTTTTTGCTGCTCTGCCGAGCTCAGTGAGTTGAGAGGGAGATAGTCCTGCAGAAGTACCGATTGCAGCCGCTCTTGCAGCTTCTGCGTACCCCAACTGAGCATCTGTAGCATCTTGAATTCCTTTAGTAATAGTTTTATACGCTATACCTGTAGCAGCTCCCAAAGCCTCCTGGCCTTTTATGAGATTACTAAAATCTACTGCGGATTTAAAAAATTGAAATGCTGCTGTAACCGCGAAGACTTGAGCAGCAATAGTAGCATATACTCCTACTAAACCTCCCATACCTTGAGACATTTTTGAAAAGTTTTTTGTTGCATTAGCAGAAACGTTTGCGGTGCCTTTTATGTTTCTGTCGAGTTGCCCTTGTGATTTTGAAGTCTTTTTGCTTGCTTCATCCACGCCGTCCAAAGCATCTCTGAGCTTTTTTGTGCTCATAGTGGCTTTTTGCATTTTGCCATTGACTTCAATATCTATTTGAATTTTCTTTGCCATTAGCCGGTCACTTTATGGGCGTATGATTTGCCGCCGCTTTTAGCTTTACGCTCTTCTGCTTTTCGTTGTTGTTCTGCTTTATCTGCTCTATGTGCTACTATAATACTTTCATACATTTTCATAATATAAAAAACAGTTTTTGGATCTACTATCTCATATAAACTAAAAAAGTACTGTATACCATCCCAGTATTTTCCCATATATGTCCCGCTCATACCTTCGTAGTGATCTGGTAATAGGCTAAACATAAAAAATGCCACTTGAACTTCTTCGGGAAATTCCGAAAGCTCGAGCGGCATTTTGGTAGGATCGGGTTCTTCCCCTATTTGTTCACACAACAATAGATATTTATCTACATCTATTGTTTGATCAGATTGCTTTACGTGTCTTTCTAATAGAGACCTGATTGCCTCTATTTGTTCCCAGTAAAATTTTCAAGGTCACCTACTGTTTCAGTAACCCAGGTATCAAATACTGACGAATTTTTCATTAAAAGCTCTGCATTTTCTTGTGTGTAAGGAAGTTCATCTTCAGGGTCATAAGCCGAGACATCTACCAAAAGAAGCTCTTCTAGGTATGAAAACTTCAAGCCGGACCAAGTTTTAATTACTGCCTTACAGTACTCTAACAAAAACTTATCTTCATCTAGTACTTCTTCAGGTTGTCGAGTTTTTTTGTCAAACTTTGTGCTTACACATTTTTTACGTAGTTTAACAAGCTCTTCTCTGCCTAAGTAACATAGCGAGACCTTCATAGCAGAGTACCCAGGAAAGTCAATAGAAACGGTTTTACTGGGAGTCATAAGACTCGATAAAGAAATAGGTGAATCGTTCATTTTTTGTCCTTTTAAGAATGTAAATTTGTATTTTGTAATTATAGGTTAAAGGAGGTGAGATGTCAAGAGTTATTTTTGGTAGGAGTAAGTAAAAAGGGGCCGAAGCCCCTTAAAACAAATAGTGTTATTATTATGCTCCGAAGTAAGTAAGATCGATTTCGTCTGCAGCACTAATATTTGAGCCAAGAGCGTGGAAATTAGTCTCAAAGGAAATAACATCTTCAATTGAGTGCGTTGGAATTTCCAAGTGACAAGTAGGCATATTAACTTTAAACCGGGGCTTTGTAGTATCGGTTCCCCCTATATTTAACACAAGAGAAAAATCGTTATTTACAAGAGCCAAAGCATCTGACTTTTTCATATCATTGAATAAAGCAGAAGAAGTTCCTACATTACTGGTAGTGTTCCTAACAACATAACAGTTTAAAGTACCTGTAATAGAGCGAGCTCCTGTTACGTTTTCTAGAGGAAGGTTTACAGATCCTAGAGTCTCAGGTGTTAAAAACTCAATGTTATTTGTAATTGTAACGCTTCCGCCGGTAAGAGTAAGGTTGTATATACCATCATCAGCAGCTCCTACAAAGGGTCCGTTTGCGTCATTTCCACTTTGTGCAGCAACTGTTAAAGTCGTAACTCGATTACGAATAAAGTTACTTGTAGATGCAGTACCTTCGTCTTTAGCAGGAAGGAACGCAGATCCAGAATAGATATGGAAAAGGTTATCTATATCAGTATCTAAGAAAATGTCCCCAGTAGCAAGGCTTGAGCTGGGCGCAGTATCTGCTACAGTAGTATCTGCACTAACATCCTTAATATCTTTACCAAAACCTGACCATTCAACAGTTGCAATGCCGTCTACTTCAAAATTAATAGTTGCTTCGTTTACTACCGCATCCGCAATTTTATATACCACGGGACTAGTCGCACTTGTCTCCATTACAAAGAAAATATCAACAGGGTTTAAATTTGCACGATTTGAATGAGTAAATGCAATATTTAAGTCTGTACCATCTGACTCAGTAACAGTTGCTTCGTCAGACCCATCTCCAAACTTCTCACTTTCAAAGTGATGAGTAGTAGTATCATAATGGTCAGCACCTGCCATCATACCCCAAAGAACTTCCTCTACTGCGTGGTGCTCGTTCGCAGTATAGTCACTTCCTGAAGCAGCACCTTTAAATGGACGAATATAAGTAGAGCAGTTCCATTCTGCGGGGGCTAATGAATCGTTAAATAATCTTCGTCCTCTACGGCTTGTACCTGTAGAAGATTCCATTTCAGAAAGTGTAATTTCTGAAGTATTGTTTGCTTGTGAAAATCCGAATCCGTCAAGAACGGGAATTTCAAATGCCGCTTGATATACTCCTGCATGGTCCTTAAAGGCAACATACATCTTAGTATCGCGACTAAAATATAATTGATCTGACATAGTTTATCTCCTATGATATTGAAAGGACTAGGACGTGAACGTTTGTTCGTGCCAGTCGTTTCTAATAACGAACCTCTATTTCGATTTCACCAACTCCCAAAGGTTCGAGCACACCTTCATCGGTAGTAATACTAATGATGGTAATTTGTTGTGTATGATACTCATTATTCATGGCATCATAATATTTAAGTCTAGAGTTATCTTCTAAAACTGTTTCAATATCTTCCATTAAAATATTCAAGGCTTCAGTAGCATTGTCCTCATCCGATACATAGCATCGAACAGTTACACTTAAAAACCTATCTTTATATCCCCCCGCTTGATACTCTCGGGTCTCAGATCCTGCGTTTAAGTGAACTGCAGGAAAGTCTTGTACTTCGTCCCAAAACTTTAATCTAGTTTCTACGTTATTTGAAAGGTCACTTAAAAAAGCACCAGACCCGTCTATATCTTTTAGTCTTAAAGCAAGACCGTTTAAAATATTTGCTCTTCTCGAAGTGTATGTCCTACTTTTAACCATTATAGTCTCCGAGTATAAAGTCTTCCTAAGGCCATATGCGCAGCTATCTCTCTTATAGACTTATCAACTAAGTCTCGTGGGTCTAGCTCAGGAGTTCCTTGTGCAAAGCCTTGTTCAAAAGTTTGATAAGGATTTTTTTGATAAGTGTACCCTACACTAGGGAAGCCTTTTGGAGTAAGAGAAACATCCGTAACTCTTACAGAAGAGGCAAATCTTCCTGTTCTATTAGTAAGGGCAGGAACTCCCATATTTTTAGCCACTGTACCAGTTATTTTAGCATTTAATATTGCCATTATTTGTGCTAAGTTAATTTGAGAAGGTTTTGCCTGTACCCTAACACCTGAAGCAGTAGTTGATGCTTTTTTAGTACTACCTTTTCTTTTTGTAGGACTATACTTTTTTTCTTTATTTAAATTTTTCTTCTTTCTTCCTGCTGGTTTTTTATTGCTACCAACAAGTTTTGAATTTTTAGGGGCAGTTAGCTCCTGTATTACAGCATACTCTACTCGCTTTACTGCATCATCCTCTATAGAGTCTGAATTAGCCATTGTACCTACGTCGGCCTTTAAAATATACTGTCGTATTGCTTTTTCTAGTCTTGGCTTTAGTTGAGAGTAGTCAAAAGGCTCCTCTCCTGCGGCATTCCTACTTTGCCCTAAGACTCTAAGTGACACATCAAGATTTTCATTTAACTGTACTTTTGAAAGCGTTGATCCTGACTTTGTTCCTGTAGTTGTAAAAGTAGCTTGAATTTGTTGAATAACATCACGTATATCTTTCGCCGCTTCGGAGTTAACAAACCCTCCAAAGCCTCTTGTATTATCTAAAAACTTTAATGCAGCGGAAACTTGAGCTGCTCCTACAGTAGTAACGCCTTGGTGCGCTCTGTGCACTGTTGACTTTACCAGCCCTACTTCGGAGCCTCTTGCAGAAATTCCTTTTTCTTTATCTCTACCTCTTAAAGTTTTTTGGCCCGCGTCTTGTAGTTTTTTATTTATTAAACGAATTCCTTCATTTTTAGCTATAGTATAAGGACGCTTTACGTCTCTTTTAGCTCTATACACTAAAAATAAACCAGGAACGTAGTCTACAACTGTTCCCATTGTTTTTTCTTGATAAGCCCACTTTGCGACTTCATCTATACAATGTTGTCCTATTTCTACAAACTCTTTTGAGGAAATATGTAAAACTTGCTTTCTTTCTTCCTCATTTGAGTTTCTTTTACCTTTAACAGTAGCGTACCCTTGTTTAAATCCTTCAGCAAATCCTCGACTTGTCATAGTAACAATCGTAGAAAACTTATCTAAAGCGCCTCTTTTATACTCGCGCTCAATAAATTTTGTCATTTCAGACAAAAACTTTTCTACGTCTTTAGTAGCCATTAAAAGTTTTTATACATATCAAGCACTCTTTTAATATGATCTGGGAATGCAACGCTGTCACGAAGACTTGTTGATCCTTGATTCTGAATACTCGCTCCGCCAAGAGTTTTTCGTTCTTTGTGTTCGTCTTTTAAGTAGTACGTAATTAAGTCAATTACTGCAAGACTTAAGTCCGCAGGACAGGTAGAGTATCCTGCCGTGTACGTAATTTTTACAGACCCCGCTCCGCGAGGCCAGTTTTTGTAGGTAGATCCCGTTACATAGAGTATACTATCCGTCGAAGCGTCAAGATAATAGTCTGTAGTTGCCACGGTGCTATAACTTTCTGTAACGGAATCTCTTTTTTCTACTGAAACAATGCTATTGACAGGGCTCTCTGTAAGCTGTACCAGATGAGTACTCCAATCAATGTTAAAAGTTTCTACTTTGTTTACTGAGTAATAATCCACTAAAGAATTACCACAATAAGTTTTTACTAATTGACTCACGGACGGAATCAAGGAAGCAAGACGCAGGTCTTCTTTAGGACTTGCGATCCCTTCTGCTTCTTTATATTCTGCAAGAGTAATTAAATCTGCCATAATAAATCAATTAGTAAAAACTTGGGGAGGAAACCCTCCCCAGTTTATTTATCTAGCTATTAAGAGCCCGCTTGGACTAGCTTAACAACAGATACGTCAGTAGTACCGTTATTAGCAACGAGTTGGTTGAAGCCGAGTGACTGGCTAGCAACGATTACTCGACGCTGATTAAGTACTTCGTAATCTTGCTCTACGGATACACCGCGGAGACGTGGGATTACGTGGTTACGAACGTTTACAGCGTAGCCTACAGATGCGCTTGCGCCTTCTGCTTCGAGCTGATCAGATACAACTACTGGAGTTCCAAAGATTGAACCTACAGAACCTGTAATCTTAGTAGCCATATCAGAGCCTACGTCTGTGATGTCGGCAAAGCCTGCATCAGCAATCAGATCGTAGTAACGCTTCTGAGATACAACATAGATCAGATCTTCTGGCATCATGCCATACTTACCCATGAGCTTACGTGCTCCGAGGAAGTCTGCTGCATCAACAACACCAGTACCGGCGGCTGCTACAGAAGTTACAAACGCGTTTGAACCTGAAAGAGCTTCGAGGCCGTCAAATGCTTCTGAACCACCGGAAGTACCAGTAAGAATAGCTCCG